GTCCTATCCACACCGTTGGGCGCGTTTTTGGAGTTTGGCAACCTTAACTCACCTTGTTGAAAATCTTCGAGCTTGAATATCATTTGACTATACCTTTGTTTCTTAGCAGAATGGCAACGTTAGGGTGCACCATTCGCTCGTCGTTCTTGATAAAAGTGCCGTGCTTTCTCAAATAGGTCACCTCTTCGAACTTAACATCTAGTGCTAAATCCTTGTAGGCTTCTTTCTTTGGTGCATCGTCACTCTTTTTAGATTGCTTTGCCATTATACAGCTGAATCAAGTGCGGATTTCACATCTGCAAAGGCGCCTTTGATTATACCTCGCTTATCATTGTCGGTAATGTAAAGGTGCAGACGGCTCTCCCCGATCATGGTAACCATGTTACGTGAAAAGTCATCGTTCTCCCATCCGATACGAACGGTATATCCCCAAACATCGCGCAATTGCAATAGTCGCATATCACCGATAACAAAAGTACCTGCGGCAATTGCCGGCTGTGATACGATCTGTACGCCCTTTACGGTCGTACCGTCCTCGCTGATAAATGGAGGTAGCAAATAACGACCTTCACTATCTTTTGTAAGTTCCATTTGAAGTACATCAATTGGGTTTACAAATACAACGTTCGGCATGAAAGTACCCTCACTTTGCACAACGATAGCAGTGTACATAGCTGCAAGAACATCATAGTTGTTCGGTTCTCCAGCTGCGCCTGGAGCTGGCATAGAACCAGCAATGCTTCCCAACATTGTAGGGTTGAAAGGAGTTGCAATGGTATTGATACCTTTAAGGTTCTGACCTGTGCCGTCACCGTTAAGGATATTTGCCTGACGAGCAATATCATGCTTACGTTTCAGCGTGTTTTCCATTGCGCCAAGCAACCATCCAAAATCGGATATAGCCTCTTCTGATGCCTTCATACGTCCGGCTACTTTTTTAGCTGGGGAGTATTCAACATTGAAGTCTGCATCGATCAAAGGTTTAAGACCACCTTCAGCAACCATGTCAGCGTCACCTTCTCCCGCGCTCTCATTTACATAGGGCAAAGATGGAAGGTTGGTAGTTCCTCGATCCAAATAATTCTCTACAAATACTTGCTGACGAATATATGGAGAATAACCCGTCGCAATTGAACCCGCGTAATTTGTTGGGGTTGCTGCAGTCGTAATATTCACGGTTGTAACCGCTGCCGGCGCTTTGATCTCAATATCAAAGTAACCGCCTTTTTTACGATCTGCCATAAACCCTTTAAGTTCCTCGTGCTTTTCGGCAAGGGCTGACTTAGCGGCTTCATGGAAATTGATCACTTTGGATTCAGTTCCTTTTTCCTGCAATGTTTTGATCTCTGCATTAGCATCCTTCAAATCCTCTACAAGTTTAGAAACCTCATCCTTAGTGGCTGTTTTTTGTGCGTTTTCGCCAATGGCTTTTTCCAAACCTTCCAGTTTGTCGCTTACTGATTTTAATTCTGCTGGGGTAGCGGTCTCTTTATTTTTTACCGTTTCCAGTTCTGTTTTGAGATCGGCAAACTTTTCGTTTATTTCGCCTGCCATCTCTTCTGGTGTTTTTGCCATGATTAGATATTTATATTCTTTAAAAAATCGGCAAGCGAAGTGTCTATGACGGGTTCGCTCTTATCTTGGGTATCTTTCGACGATCCAATATTGTTAGGGGTCGCGTCGTTACTGCCAAACAGTACCGCGCTACCTTCCATGTGTATCTTTAATTCTTTAACGGCAAAGAAATAATCTATTCCATCAAAGTTATCTTTGTTCGCTATTTTAGGGTAAACCTCTAAATATGTAGCGTATTCGTCCTTAAATTCGGGATCTTGACTGTTCACCGCCATCGCAAGGTCTACATACATCATACGTATGGAGTTCTGTAAATCGTTTCCTTTACTCACCATACCCATAAACTTATCATGTATGATGTTGGTCTTTGCGATTTTGAATATCATTGCTTCGGTCGTGCCCTTGTAATTGCGGCCCAAATCTGACCAATCGCACGTCTCAAGAAGTATCTCTACATCTTTTGGCATTGCTATCACACTATCAACTTCAAGTTTGTGATCTGCCACATAATACACCTTACCGCTCTGATTTTTTGCGGTTCGGTTCATTGAGCCATCCAAATGAACGTCTCCATGACTATCAAGATAGTTTGTGTTTGATATTACGGGATAAATATAGTCGTCATCCAGGTTGGGTATCGCCTTTACCGTATGGCTTCGCATATCCATGAAACCTATAACGGATTTATTGTCCTTTGTCTTAACCTCGGACTTCTTATTCGCTATAATGGTCTTTTTGTTTTCGCGCAATGCCCTGAACAAAAGTTCCTTTGTCTCAAATTCCCTGTTTAATTCCGCACATTTTATCATTTCAGAATGGCTTTACCGCCTTTAAGGGCGTTTATTTTTTCCTGGATAACCTCTTTTTGGCTTTCCGTTTTTGCTGTTTCTTTTAGCTTTTCCAATTTCTTTATAACTGCCTTATCCATTGTTCATTTCTTTTAGTCCGACCTTTAACATTGCCTGTTCGCTTGTCATTCCTATATCCATCAAAAGCTTCGCTGTTTCTGCTTTTTTTTTAAGCCTATCATCCATCAAATCGTTAACCGCTTGCATTATGGATAAATGGCCGTACGTGAGTTCTATTCTTTTACCTGCTTTTGGATAGTCGAAGTAGTTGTTCCATGTGCCGGCAAAGTCCGAAGCTTCAAATTCAATGCTGTTCTGCATCCATTGAAGCAATCCCTGATTTTTATTATCATAGGTGCTGGCACCATTAACCGACCAATCCAACACATCGCGATTGATACCGTATGCAGTGGCTATTTTTAGAAGGTCTGAATTGGTACCCTCGTCATACATAAGCTTAGCCATGTTATTGGATAGGGAATGCACGTTAAGATTGCTCTCACTTGCCATTATATCCTTTTTCATGAAGTTGCGCTCAATGTCGTTCTTTTCGTCCGGCATTAGGCCGTCCTTCATGGTTTCGCCTGTTATACCGCTGGATATAATATGCTTTGCACTTAGTTTAAGGTTGATGTTTTTAGCCTTCTGTGCCTCACGAATATTCATGAGCGGCTGGATTAGAGAATCAATACGACTTGGGGATCTGAATCTGCTCTTTGGCTCTAGGCCGTTCGTTACATCGTAAAAGAAAAGGAGTTCACTGATGGGTATATCGATCTCGTTTTCCCCCATCTTGTATTTGATGGAACGATCTTTTACCTTATCCTTTTCCGTTTTGGAAAATACAAAGTTCTCGAACTTATTGATGCCGTTGTAATCTATTTGTGAAGGTATAAGGTTCTCGAGTGAGAACACTTTATCTATATCGTTGGGTTTACTGGAAATAACGCGTGTAATGTTATTACCTGTCCCCTTAAAAAATTCATGTGAGTATAGAAAATCCTGTTGTGATTGTGAGAAATTAGGCTTTGCCATCAACTTTAAAAACGGATCGTTGGGCAATTCCTTTCCGGTTGCAATATCCACAACGCGAATACGCGCCCTACTGAACATAGTGGCGCGTATATTTAATACCGAAAAAAGTGCTGTATTGGTAAGGGCTTCCTCTAAATGACCCTTTATAGATCCAAAACTGTCGCCGGAAGACATGTATTCCCAACCCCCATTAGAGTTACGGGTTACCGATATATTCGGTCTGTTGAAAAAATTATCGAAAAATCCTATTTCATGTCGTGGACGGTCGCCTTCGTGTATAGTGATTTATGTACTACCTTATCGGCTTTACCCTGTTTAACAACGGTATAGTGCTGGCATTTGCAGTAAACATCGCCCTCCAGGTTTTCCCCTAAATAACGATTGCAATTCCCACATCTTGATTCGCCCATAAGTAAATACTACATGATATGCAAACTTATACAAAAAAAACGTCATAACATAACGTAATTAAGTAAAAGTTAAAAAAGACTTTCCAATGAGACTCGAACTCATATTTTTTGGGTCGTAACCAAAGGTTTTATCCAATTAAACTACAGAAAGGATGTGTGCCCCTTAAAAGATTCGAACTTTTAATCCATAAAGGCAATGGATTTTAAGTCCATCGTGTATATCCATTTCCACCAAAGGGGCAATCGTACAGGAGGTGGGAATCGAACCCACAAAACCCTAGGGTCTAAGCCTAGATACTCTACCATTCGCTTTTACGTCACTCCTGCATTATGGGTGTTAATTGAGAATCGAACTCAAACCTGTGGATTCACAGTCCACCATACTAACCTGTTATACGAAAAACACCATTTTGTTGAGACACTAGGATTTGAACCTAGACTTTCCCGATTCAAAGTCGGGCGTATTAACCAATTATACTATGTCTCAATAAAAAGCATACTATCTCCCGGTATGCAAGCGGATTTGAAAGCGAAGTTATCTATCTTTCAGGCGTCTAAGTGGTAGGGTTCGAACCTACAATAACCCCGATTCCAAGTCGGGTAACCACACCTATGGATCGCACCTAGAAATAAAAAAGCCCACTCTTTCGGAATGGGCTTTAAGTATATTTATTACACACAAAGTCATTCCTCAAAGATTATTTGCGGCTGAAGTTGACGTAAATGATTTTTTATAAATTTCATAATTCAAATATACAACTTATTTATTTAAATCAAATAAGAAATAAGCAAAGCCAGTGCAATAAAAATCACAAAATTACCAGGCTCTTCGTTTTTAAAGAATTTACGGTATACTATAATCCCTAGTATAATAAGGAACATAACAACCTCAATAGACTTTATAATCAAATCAAATGTTTCCATATCTGTATATTAAACTTATCAAAGTACCTATTCCCACAAAGATAAGTATAATATCCAGTAGGTTTAGTTCTAATTCCGTTGTTGTTTGGTTTGATTCTGTTTTCTTATTTAGTTTCATTTATTTTATTTGAAGAATCTATTGAGTAAAGGTATCTTTTGTATTTACGCTTTACTTTATTGGCAAAGTATCTACCCATTAAGTCTTGAATAAAAACATTACTAACGTAACTAGCAAGCCAATGTGCTCTCACTTCATAATCTAAAATATCCATTCTATCTATTGCTTTTTTCATCGTGTTTTGTTTTAAGATTCATCTTTTTCCCAGAAACCTGATACTTCCCTTTTGGGAGTTAATATTGATTCGGGATTATATTCAATGGTTACCCTCATTGTAGTATCGGGATTCTCTTTGGCGTAATCTTCTTTTACAAAACGCCCGGTTATTGCTGATCTGTATCGGTGTGTTTTCATTTATACTATTTCTTTACTGTTATCCTCATCCAAAACCCTTTTAATAGGTGTTTCATAAACCTTCAAACCTATTATTGTGTTTCCGTCATTATTCAATGATATATTGGTAACAACCTCAGAAGGTTTATTGCTTTCTTGTACTATACCTATCCATTTATGATCTTCTCCAATAAAACTTCCATTATCCATTTTAAATCCAGCATTGTGAAAAGCCTTAGTTAAAACATTATAAAGGGTTGTTTCTTCCAGTTGACCTTGGGCATTTTTAAAATATAGTTCCATGTTTTTTATTATTTTATCTCGCAGCATTTACATTTATCGTTATTAATAAAGCAATCGCATTGCCTTGTTTCGGTGTATTCTTTGGGTTGGTCTTTCATAACCTATAAGTTAACTGTTAGTTCTTCGCCTTTTAGAATCCTGTAAAGATTTTGTAATTCATGTAATTCAAAAACACGTCGAGGAATTGAAATAATATCATGATCTTGGCTTATCATTGCGTAATACTCTCCTTTACCTTTATCATTACAAATACTCAATTGCAATAAAGTATGCTCATTTAATTTTATTATTAAACCCATCGATTTTTTCTCAAACCCACACTTCAATAGTATATCTTCGGTTAATGGGATTGGTAAAACACAATATATTGGTATCTCTCCAATTTCTTTGCTGAATATTTCAGTTTCCGATATTGATTCTATTTGTGTTACTTCCCCAAATTGATCGGTAACATAATTTAAACGTCTAAATTCTGTACTTTTCATATACCTGCTATTTTAGCCCCGTAAGGCGTTAGGTTGATGTTTAGTTGTACTAGGTCGGAAATTGAAATTAAATTGATTTCTCCAGATAAATATAACCCTCCCCATTGTTTGTAAATATCGATAGAACTATTTGAAAATACATGAGTATAATTACCTCCTGAGTTTCTTAATTCTTTATTATATTCAAACCCCTCAAACATTACTTTGCTTAGGTGGTCTTGGTAGGTTTCTGAATACATTTCTACACCTCCAATTTGATCATCCGGCTTTTCTAATATATTCCCGTCTAAATCACAAGGCACGAAACGGTTTAAAAAATGATATTCTCTTTCTCCTTCCCTGTAGTTGCTCAATAGGTCAGTTTCTAGAAAAGCATTCAGTTTAAGTATTCCCCTTATAAATTCGGATGGTGTTTTCTTTAACCGCTCAACCCTTTCACTCAATGATACTAGCTTATTCATTTTCTTGTTTTTTGTTTCCACAAATATAACCTAAATAATCTTAATTACGTTAGATTATTTTTTAATTATTTTAAAACCAGTTTGTCCATTAGGCACGTTAAATCCTATGCCGATATATATTGCGTAGAACCCCCAACAAAAGCCTATACCAAATATCTTCAATGATTTATTTACGTGAACAGAAAACAAATAAGGCGTTATAGCAAAGTCCTCATTATTGGTTCTTGTGTCTTGAAATCCAGAAACTATATTAGCTTTCATAATAATTCAAGTTTTTTAGAAACCCATTTAAAAAATTCCGTTCTGCTTATTTCCCTTTCAAGCTTCAAAGCGGCCAATCTTAAGGAAAGACCGGCACCGTATGTAGTGCCGGATCTTATTGATTGCCTTTCGTGTTGATTGTAAATTGGGCGTTTCATTTTTCAGCCGCTTTATATATGTCGTACAAAGGTTTACCCCCTATGATAATTTTATCATTATTGTAATTTACTGTTATTTCAGATATTCCAATTTCTTTCATTTTCCTTAAAATTTTCTTGGAAATTTTCCTGCATCCATAATTTATATGGGATTTAGTAATCTCAGCTTTATAACCGTCTATATCTAGCAGCTTTGATTTTGATAGTTCCTTTACCCTTGCGTGAAAATGTTCTGTTTCTTCTTTAGTGGCTGTTCTTAACGTACAGCGGCTGTCTTTAAGGTTTCCAGATTCCTGTTCTTCATCAATGCAAATATCATTGTTATTATACAAATAAGGATTACCGTAAAGAAAAGGACCTTTTATTTTCTCTAAAGGAAACATGTCTACTTCACCATTTTTCCATTCCTTAACGATCACATCCCCTATATTGAGTTTAGGTCTGTTGTACTCTTCTATTTCTGATTGGGTTGCTTTTCTTACGTCTTCAATACGATCACATCCTTTGTAGAAGACAATATAATCCTTAATTTCTGACACCACACCTATAAATTTTTTAGGTGTATTTTTATTACACACAATATCCCCCACCTTAAACTCATTATCTTTTTTAATAGCCTTCTCAACCTCTTGAAGTTCGGTTCTTAAACGTTCTGACTTGTCTTTGTTTGATTCCTTTGTTTCAAGTATTTCTGCCCATCCGTTTTGAGTATCTACTTTATATTCAAGTACTTGCAAACGAACAGGACAACCTCTGTCCCCATCAATATACCAAGCAATGTCATTATGATATAATTTTTTAATATCAACTTTCGATAAGTCTACGATATCACCGTCACCATCCCTAACGATTTTTGCATCCTTAAAATACTCGATAACCTCTTCTTTTGTTTTCATTTGTTTGTTTGCCTCCATTAGAATGTCTTTTGCTTTGATTGTTGCGTATTCGTTCTCACAATGTATTACTTCGTTTTCCTTGAATTTGTAGTTTTTCATTGTTTCTTGTTTTTAAAGCTATTTTTTGTTATGTAATATGCCATGCAGGAAATCCAACCTATCATAAATTCAGATATTCTAAACCAGTTATTTGATATGAAATATAGACATATCATTGTAACCATGCTTATCAATAAAGCCGTTAGATGGTGTTTAAGCTTCATCTTGTTTCTTGTTTTTAAATTGACTTTAAAATAATATCAATCATTTCTTTTTTAATAGATTTTGATTGCTTTTCACTGTAATACTCATCAAGCTTTTTTAAGTCCTTCAATAGATCATCAACAAAAGGTTTTGACGGGTTATTACTAATATTTTCGTGCATTGAGTATTTTCCTGTATATTTCATAATCACTATTGTCTTTCTTGTTTTTAAATTGTTAGTTTATTTTCCAGTCCATAGTAACGCATACAGCGACCATTAAGCCAATGAATAATGTCATTACTATTCCCCTTGCGATTACTCTTCTTTCCAGTTTGTTGATGTAGTTTGTTATCATGGTGTTTGGTTTTGATTGTTATTTATTTTAAAATAAGTAAGGTTTCGTTCTTTGCGGTAAAATCTGATGTATATTTCATAGGATTACGACCTCTGCCTATATTTCTTTCTATCGGACCTTTGAAAGTTCTTGTTTCTGTTCCATTTTTCTGGAGGCCTTTAATTATAGCTTCAACTTTCATAGTAACAACGCCCCAACTTACTGTCATTCCTAATTCCACCTCTTTAGCTTTGATCTTCATAATTCCTATTGTGTTTGTTTTGCTTTGTAAATATAGTGCGTTGTATTTACATAATCTAACATATTTGTAATTATTTTCGTTTTTATTTACAATTAGCCTATATTTACATCATGAATAAGAGCACTAAATCATTATACGTAGTAGTTTCAGATAACAAGGTTATTGCTTTTGGCAACCTTAAGGAGACAATAATCACATTAAATAGGATCGTTTCTAACTCTAGGAACTATCAACACTATTATAGGCAATTTAAGCAAGAACCTTTGTTTGCCCAACAAATAAACGGTAAATCATATTACTTTCAGAAACTTGTATAAACCAAAAAACCCCGCTATATAAGTCGGGGTTTAAATTTAAGGATGTTTGCGGTAGTCATGGTGGTTTAGTTGTGACGTTTAATGTAAGTGTTGCTCTCTATGTATGGTGACGGTTTATTAGGTGAAGGCGGTGCTTTATAATCACTTCTAGGTCTTAATGGTTTTGGTTTGTCCGTAGCTGCTTTTGGTGGTGCTAATTTATATTCAGGCATTTTCCTTGTGTCTATCCACTCTTCGTCATCCCAACCCGGCCACAAGTCCCAACTTCCATATCTTTGCCCTATCTCAGCATGTTCTAGCCACCTCCATTCATTTTGTATTTTCTTAGGGAACCATAAGAACTTTGTAATAACCCTATAATCTTGATCTTTCGGTTTTATTTTTATCTTATATCGCATAATAGTTTGATCTAATTACATTCGTGCTCAAACGTCTTTAACTGGACCGGCGCGAGCATATCCATAAATTCCTTCCGGCTCTTATCAGGGTCGTATTCCTTCCTTAGTTCATCTATCTCGCAGCCATTAAAGAAACTACCTTTATACTGGTAGCAATCGCAGTTGAGGTCGTTATCGGTTGAGCATGATACCGTAATCGCTAAGATAATAAATAATGTACTTAGTATTTTCATTGTTTTTTGCTATTTACGCATTCGTCATTATCACAATACCTTTTACCGAATAACATCAGTAACCCGCTTTTTGGCATTGTGCTTCCACAATTAGGGCATAGATGGGATATTCCAGTCCTCATTACTCTTGAAAGAGGTGGTTTGGGCATTTTTGGTTTTTCTCTTTTCATTGTCTCCATGTGTTAACATCTAAAAACCCCATTTTAGCTAGAGCGTTTACATCCCTTAGGTTTGATATTCCGTTTTCGTTGAAAATGAAAAGAATAGTTTTTGTGTTTTCAAAGTTTATCCCAGTCACCATTATAAACTCTCTTATTTCGGGTTCTGTATAAGTTGTTAAAGTCGATATTTCAAATACTGGGTCCATTTCTGAATTATCTTTTTTGAATAATTTATCAAATTGTTTACTTATAAAACCAAAATCTTTCGGATCGAAGGATTTACGGAATGAATATTCCGTTTCTTTTAATTCAAAATCTGAACGATCTTCTACCAAATCTCCAGTAACTATAGATGTAGGGTTAAATAGTTTTCTAACACAATCGTCAAGTAATTCGTGATTTTTAGAAACCTTATACAGTTGACATAATTCTTTAACAACTAATGCCATTTCTTTGTAATCCGGCTCTACTAGTTTAATTTCTGTTTTTTTCATTGTCTTGTTTTTATTATTTTAGTTTTTACCCTCAAGCCTATCCATAGCTTCACATACAAGCATATCAAAATCGTCTACCGAAGGTGGCACCGACATTGATAAAGAACGCCCACCAGTACGGCAAAGTTTTGAAAGCTCATCCCTAATCTTTTTTATAAGTTCATCTTTAGGCATTTCTTTTTGTTTCAACTCAAATATTTTTTGATCGCTCATGGTTTTTTGATTAATTCGTTTTTTTATATTCCGTTTTTCATTGTAATAAAAGGCATGAATAAAGATACGACATAATCTATTTTCCAAACATTGTCAATTGAGTTATAAACGCTTAATTTTCCAGTATATAACCATCCTTTAGAAACGCGTAAAATCTTTAATCTTTCTTTTGGAATTTCTATTGATTCGTTTATTTTAAGGTCATATATCCTTTCCGGATTTATAAATGTTGTTACAATCATATTATTACATTGATTATAGTATAAATATATCGCAATGTTTCCACTAAAACAAGATTATTCGTTAAACAAATGCCTGTAATTGGCATATAGGTAGCTTGCAAGTATAGTAATCCCATCGGGCGCGTCATCATGCCCGTTGTTGCCCGTTTTAAGCCAACCTTGCAGCGTTTTAAGGAACTTCATATATTCAGGGCTACCACTGCTTTTAAACACAAAATACTTGTTTATAAGCCAAGCATAGGTAATTATACGGTTTTCCTTATTGCCCTTGCTTACAACCCCTTTAACGTTTTTGGCGCCCTTTGATTTAAGTAAAGATACGTAAGTTGACCCCATCCCGTTGCTCTCACATATCATTTTCATAACACCGTATAGCTCACATAGCATTGATAGGCGTTCCGCGCTCGTTTCGCTTCCCTCCTGGGTGTACAAGGCATCGTGAACGTAAACTTTCTTACCTACCAACATTGCAAACGGTGCGGCCAGATAGTCGTCTCCTTTGTCCGCTATATCCGCAGCACCCAATGATATTGCGCCCGATAGGTTGTTCAATGAATCATAATATTTTAGGTCGTAAAGCAGTCCTTCACTTGCGCGCGGTTCCTGTAAGAATTGTGCGGAATAGTCGCCCTCGTTCGTCCCCTCATCCTCATTGTTTAGCGCGTGTTTTTCCTTTGCCAGTACGTCACGGGATAATCTAATGGGATCTAAAAGTCCGTCAATGTACTTTGCGCCAAGTTCGGGTGGTGAAACAACTTCGCTTAGTTCTGCCGGTAAACAGATATGCTTTATGCCGCTCAAACGATCCATTGCTATTGTTGTGTAGTCAATAGGGCTTAAGCGCTGCATAAGCAGTATGTAAAGGCTTGTTTTTTTGTTGGTCTTACGGGTTTGGAACTCCTTAAAACCCTCGAGTGCGGCCTCCATTTCCACTTTGCTTTTCGCCTGCTTTGCGGTTGTAGGATCGTCTTCTATAAGAATGTCCCCGTGGTTTCCGATCTTGCTGCCTTTGGTGGTAAAACTAAACCTTGCGCCCCCGTCCGTGTTCTGGTAGAAGGTTTTTGCGCTGGCATCCTTGCGTATCTCTATTTCAGGGAAAAGTTCTTTATACTTTGCGCTGGTTATAATATCCTTTGAGCGCATTGCGTTCTTTGCGGTAAGCTTATCGGAGTTTGTTGAGGTAAGTATTATTACATCGTTCTTGACCGCCCAGCACCAACTAGGCACCATCTGGCTTATTATGGTTGATTTAGTTGTGCCCGGGCAAATGTTTACTATTATATCACATTTTTTTGGACGTCCGTGTATAGCGTCCTCTAAATGTGGTTGTAGCTGTTCGCAAAGTTCCCTGATGTGCCAAGAATCAACCATCTTTTCTGAGATGATGGTTTCCCAGAAGTAAACTATAAATTCATAAAGGGATTTACGGCATATTTCTGCCTGTATGGAATTGGGGTCTATAATATTCATGCATCCTTGTTAACCTTTGATTGTAGTTGCTGTAATTGTTTAAGTTCATCAATGGTTAAGTGGCTTAAATCAACCTTATCATTCACAACGTCCTTACCGTTGGTTGTGTGGTCAAGGCTCTCTTTAAGCCCTAAAGTACGCGCTATTATGTTTGGATTATAGACGCCAACCGTGGCTCCTTCAAATTGGTTTGATTCTATTATTTCCTTTATACGTGTTGTGACTGTGAAAAAATCTTTATAAGGGTCTTTGTTACTTTCGTAATTTAAGAGCGTTGTACGGTCTATATCTGCGAATATACAGAAGGAATTTATGCTCATTGGAGTAACCGTTGGAACATCCATTGTTTTGCCTGCAAGCTCACCGCTTTTAATGGCTTCTTTTTTGTTCCAAACCTTATCGCTCATCCATTCAAAATAACTAATAGCTTCTATCCAAAGGGAATCGGGTGTAAACTTAAAGTCTCGCCCGTGCTTGTTCCTGAACTCCCAGTAATTATTTCCTTTAATTGCTGCCATTGTATTATCCTTTCCTGTTTATATACTCCAATATCCTGTCTGCATCATGCAATATTGCGTCGAGATCGTTTTGGTATTCGCTGCTTAGTTCTATTGCCATGCTTACGGCTTCTAGTCTTAGGTATTTTTTGTCGTCGTCTTCCATTTTTTCTTTATTAGTAAATGCTTTCTATTCTTGTTATAAACGGCTCATGTTTTAGTTTTCCTTCTTCATTGACCATTAACGGCCTTTTCCCTTCGGCGTAGCTTAAGTGAACATTGCATTCTATTGCTCCGTATTCATATACTGTTTTAAACCCGAAGTATCTGCATATCTTTTTTGCTTGCGCTTTATAGTCTCCCTGCATTTCCTTTGTGAACATCCCTATTTTCTTGAATTCGGAATAAGGGAAAAATTCCTTCATGAAGTTCTCTAGTGTTTTATCCATTGTTTTTCCTTTGGTAATCTTCAAAGTCCTCTATATCGGTTAATGCGCAATCATGGTTTTCCATTGATTTGTAGTAATACCATAGTATTTGATCTTTTAAACCTATCAGAAACCGGTATATTGTTTTCATTGCTCTTTTCTTTTACTTTCCATTAGTAATCGGTTTGCCTTGCACTTTTCACAGGTTCCTTTGTTCCTGCATTTTTTATCTATTGATCTGTTTGTGTCTTGTTTTGATCTCATATTGCTTTGTTTTTTGGCAAGGAATCATAAAAAACTAATAAACAACTTCATTTACAACTTCCGCAAAATTAACCAAACTATTCAATTCTTTCTCACTTAACTTATTAAGTTCTGTTTCCGTAAAAGTTTTACCTATTATGTAGTATGGATCACGATAATCTTGTAAACAACTCATACCGTTTTTGGCATTAGATGTATTACAAAGTGATTTTTTTATCTTATCTAATATAGCTTTTTTCATAATAGTTTTATACTCGCTATTTATTTTTTAAACCCCCTAAGTCTCCCCTTTTTAAAGGTTGTAGGCGTGGTAATTTGACGCCTCGTTGTTCGGTTGTCCTACTCTTAGGGCTTCCACGGCCTATGTTAGCAATACACGAAAAGATTAATCACTTCTTTGCACTTGCTAACATTAGTAGGCACGTAGATTCTTTATGCTTTATAATCCATCAACTCCGTTTATCGGTTTAGACTCACTTTCCAATGCTCGGTTTAACTTACCGTTTGCCAATGTACTCATAAGCATGTGAATTGAAGGGTTTATTTCACCACTGAACTCTTCAAGGTAATCTAAGTATTCGCATATCTCTACGCTTGTCCTGGATCGCTTTAAAAGGTCTTGAAGTTCTATGTCGGTGTATATCTTCACTAGGTTTAATACTAACCTCGCGTTTTTGGATTCATAGGGTAATGTTTTGCATCAAATGGTATTTGGTGATTTGTTTCTCTATCACATTCTTTACAATAACCCCACAATTCTATCTCTCCATTACCTATTTCAACCTCTTCGCTAATTTCATTTCCTTTACCGCAATCTTGGCAAGTTGGTGTTGGGTATTCAAATGTTTCATTCATAGTTTTAGGTAGTTTTTGTCTCGAATAGCAGAACCTCCTTTCTTTAGGTGCTAATATACGCAATTTAATTTAGTTTTTTATAAATGTACCGTTAACTGTTTTGCCTTTTCGGTCTTTTATTTCGTTCCACGCTAGGTTAAGGCATTCCTTTAATGTTGTGCTGTGATTGTACGCTATTATTTCCAGAAGGTTTAAGGGGTCTGGATTCATTTCACTTAAATCTTTGAATATCTCACGAAAGCAAAGATGGTCGTGAAATATATATTCTCTTTCCTTAAGGTTTAAAGGCTTGTTTTTCTGCCAATAATAAATAATTACCGTAACCGCAATATCGCCAAGTCCATCTTTAAGCTCTGGTATATCGTTATGCAATATAGCCCGTGAGGTTTCGCCTGCTTCCTCAATGATCTTTAAATACTGTTTGTCTGAATTGTTTATGTTTTTCTCTCTTGCCCAATCTATTATTAGTATTTGTAATTCCTGCACTGTTTTCATTCTTTTGTTTTTAGTTGTTCAATCTTACGTTCAATATACCATTTTGCCTTCTCCAAATCCTGAATGGTATTATCTTTTTTAAGGCATCTGGATATGTATTTCACCGCGTTCCCTAAATGAAAGTCAAGTTCCCAGGCTTCGATTACTTTTATCGTTTCGTAGGCGCTGTCTCCCCCGTAGTGATCTGGATGGTTTACGTTTTCAGTCGTTTTCATAAACCTCGTATTTCTCTATTTGCGATGTTATCCATTTACGGTCGAATTTAACCCCGTTAAGCTCCATAAACTCCATGTGCTTTCGGTATTGGTAGGCGGTTTTGCTTTTCTTATCCCCAAGAAAATTATGTTCTTCACGGGTCTGAGCCATTAGGTTTTCTATTCGATCTAAATCCTTTGTTGGGTTACCTCCCATTCCCCTAGGTTCTATATGTACCGTGTCCACTGCCTTTTGTCCGCTTATCTCACTTGCTACAAAATCGTATTTCTCATAGCCGAATGCTTTGTAATAGATTTTTGTATGGTTTCTCATATTTTATCAAAATAACGAAAACAATCATTTGATTCATCTATTGATGTATTCCATGACTCACCTTCATTAATCCAATCAGCATTTTTGCATGATAAATCTGCATACCGGCAATTCATCATACTTACACTACCTACTTGAGTAACTTTAAATATTTGATCTTTTTTGAAATTATCATAATCTTTTACACAAACGATCATGTCTTCTTTTTCTAGTTTCGCAATGTTTATCATATGTTTTTATTTATTCAAAGTTAAATATCTCAAAGGAACTTCTTTTGACCAGAATCCCGGTTTATCCATGTTTTGAAGCAATGCCCTGGGTTCTTCGTAATATTCGTTTGTTTCTCCATTCTGAAATATGGGATAGTAAACTATTGCCCAATTTTCTTTTTTACCATCCATTGAGTAAAGGTTTTTGTTTCTTACGTGATTTACCCATAATGGATTGGATAATGCTTTTTGTAAATTTATTTCCATTATTCTTGATCTTTTGAGTATTGAATAAAAGCATCTGCAAGCATAAAGCAATCTTTTACAATAATGTCGAGATCATTTTTGTTTTTTGGGCTCGCTTTAGAATTAGCCATTACCCCCTGCATTGCCTTTAGTGCTATGTATTCCCTTTTTGTAAAGTCTGTTTCCATTATTTTAAGGTGTTAATATCGATTGCTAACCCCTGTTCTATTAGTCCGAATACGTCGAAATGCCATTCAAAAAGATTTTTGAATACGCTATAAGGAAGATGTATCTTTTTATATTCACCTATACCATCTGGTATTATTACCGAAATGTTTTTTGTGCTCATCCAAGCTACATTGGTCTTTTTGCCTTCCATTATAACCTTTAATGAATAAGGTAAATAAGGCGCTAAATGATGTATTTCTAATTTCATGTTTTCTTGTTTTTAAATTGGTTTAATATTTCTTTATACTCCTCAATTTCCTTAGAAGATTTAACGAGTTTGTTTTATATTTCTTGCTTTCTTTTTAAAATTTCAAGTGATAATTTCATGTTTTCTTTGTTTTTAAAAAGGTACTTTGCCTTTATACCTAAACCTCCCTAGAGTCATTGGATTTTAGCACCCTCTATAATAGCTATTTACTTTTGCTGCAACATTATTACCATTCCAGGTAACACTACTATAAAGGGTCAAGCTGTAAACTCCTAAGTGTATTTAGTTTTTCATAAAGTATCTGTGACTAAATCAGATTTAATGGTGTCGGTTTATATATTCCAATTTTATTACTTCCAACATATTACAATACAGTTGGTACACTTGATTATATTGCTATAATCTTTCTTTAGTGATTAAAATGTGTAACTCAAACATTTCATAAGTTTAACATACCGTGTCTTATAATAAACGGATTTTATCATATAATCACAACGTTTCAAGGTTTAACGTTTTTTTATTTTATCCACGTGTAGGAACTATAATATCTTTAGGGTTGGTCGGTTTTTCCCACCACCATGTCCATGCGGTTTCATTGTTATCCGGTTGATAGTTTGCAGCGATGTTTGCCGCTGTGAATGATAGGCAGATTGCCATTAGTAGAATTGCTTTTTTCATGTTTTACTTAGTTAAATTAATTTCTGTTTCAAATAAAGGTATCATAAATCCATGTGTATCAATAACTTTATTTATACGTATAAAATTATCTGATACATGAGCGTAAATTGAACAAATATTTTTTATTTCTATTGAACAACCTTTAGTTGCTAAATGAGTAGATTGAAGCCTGTAATAATTATATTGCTCCATAGCGAAAAAAAGATCGTTTTTACTTATTATAACGGGTTCGTTTTTAGCAAGAGACTTTGCTATTTCTGGGTTCGTTTCTATAATATAATCCCGAGCACTTAACAAAACATCGTTTTGATTAGGTTTAACTTCAACTAAATCATTACCAATTGACAATTCTTTTAGTTTGTCTTTTAAAAAAATATCTACAAATTCAGAACTTTCCCGCTCATCATGTGCTAGATTATTTCCAGATTCCGCAATGTAATCTCTTAAGTGCTCTAAAAATTCAATTAATGTATCTCTCATCGTTTTTAATTTAAATCAGCTCTGGTTACCAATACTACATTGATTCCCTTTGCTTTTAATTCTTTGTAGTGCTTAAGTGATTTGGTGCGTATCATGTATTTCGTTTTTATTGTTAGGTAAATATAGTTATTTACTTTTTAATAATCTAATTTTATTAAGATCGTTTTCAATATTTTTATAGGTCAATGCGGTATATCTCAAAACCTTCCATCCAAGTATTGCGGCCTTATTATATTTGATCGTATCGTTTGAATAGCCGGATATTGTGGTATGTCGGCTTTTTTTGCTAATTAACCCCTCGTACTCAATTAGCGTTTTTAATTCAGGTATTGCCCAATCTGCTTTCCATCTACGCTCTGTATCGAATTTCAACTCCTTTACATATTCAGGTATTTTACACTCACGATGCATAACAAACAAAACCATTTCAATGTAGTTTTTCTCTACCGATACCTTTTCGATATTTGGCATCTTAACCGGATTAACCTTATTCGGCTTTAAATTGGTCTTTAGGTTTTCTAAATCGGATGCTTTCCATTTCATTGCTAAATCGTTTAATTAAAGATATACTTGGGTTTTGTCGTATATGTTAATTACTCTTAAAAACCGTTGTTAAGTACTGGTTTTAGGTTCGATAATGGTTTATTGCTTATATACGTGTGTTGTATGCAATTGCCTAATTACCATTTTTTAAGCTTAGTATCTAAGCCCTTGCCTCTTAATGTTTCCCAATCTTCGTCGGTCACATCTTTCGGCAACTGTTCGCTTTGCCCTACAACACGGTCTATAGATAATTGCTGGTCAGCGTACTTTTGCATGGCATTTTTTATATCCGCAAAGAGGTTTCCGTTGATTTGTCCTGTTTCAGATATATAATTTAAATTTGCTTTATTAGGCTTGATTTCGTTTATAAAATCCTCTTTTGTCTTCATTTTTATTTGGTTAAGTTATTTTTTAATTCTGCAACAATCCATAGACTATTCCGTTGTACACAAGTACTACTGTATCGCCTTTAAATAACATTCTCGTATTACTTTAGCATCCCATAAGGCGTTGTGCTTTTGGCTTCCCTCATTCATTCCAGCATACTCTTCACGGCTTACATCAGGGTCAATTCCTTTAATCTTAAATAAAGTACAAAGGTCAAATGGTATGTAGTAGATTGCCTTTGGTATGTTAAATGCGTGTCCCCAAATTTGATTGAACAAAACCCAATCATAAGAAAGGCAGTCACTCCAAATTTCAACCGTGTCATAAGGCTCTATAAACCCTTCAATGGCTTTCCTTAATTGTTCGGTGTTTATCGGGTTGGTGTTGTGTAAATTTGCTATCACATTATCCTTCAACCAATCGTCAATTTGGGTTTTGTCATAGTCGTTCAATTCGCAGTAAAGTTCTCTGCCATCTTCGGCAATCATTCCAATACTAATCAATGTAGTACCTTGATGTAAGCCTGTAAATTCTGTGTCAAAAAAGATTTTCATTTAAATTTATATTTAGTTGTTAATAATCCGTGCCAGTGTACAACATTGTATAAAAACACATTGCTCGTACCTCACACGTTTTTTATACTCGTCCGTTGTGAGCAAGCGGTCATTTACATCGTTTTGCTGACGTTAGGAATACGTTGTAACCGCCTGCAAACAACACGGTATAAACGCTATACTTTAGGTCTGTTTTATGCATGAAATTGGGTGATATTCGCCCATTATCAACCATTTTCTGCCAACGCTTTTATTTGAAGTTCTTGATAGGTTAAATCGAAGTGAATATTTTGAAGCTGGTGAATGTATTTTATCTCAATTTCCTTTAATACAACATTACCCCAAGAGAATAAACCTTCGTTGCCTCTTATACCTGCTTTAAAACAAGGTATGTGTTTTGTTGCTGGACCTACTAGAAAGTCTTTGTTTCCAACATCTAAGAATCCTAATTTTAACAACCATTTTTCGGTTAATTTAATAGGGTCAAATATTATTTTTGCGTCTGGATTGAGCATCCACCACTCAACTTTCATGATTTCCCCGGCATTACTAAATAAATTTCCTATTCTTAATTCTGATGTTTCCATATTCGTATTGTTTGGCTAGCGCCATTTGCCGACGCTTAAATGGTTAATAATTTGGTTTGTTGTTTATTCTGTGGTCTGGTTCTATTTGCCGTACAGCGTTTATACCAATCAGTTGTAGTGCATTAAGTATATACATATCTGCAATCAGGCTCGTGGCAAATATCGGATTCATCTGTAATGGTAACTTCTGTACTTCCACACCAAACACATTTGCTATGTTCTGGGTGTTCCTCGCTAT